CTAGGCTTTTAAGGATTGTCTCAATATCCTGCATTTTAAGATCTTGTTTTGTCAATGTTCCCAAGATTGCGACATCCTCATTAAGACGAGCAGTTGCTCTCTTGATGGCTGCTTCATCCTTAGAAGCAATAGCATCTTCTAGTTCATTGATTGACTTCTTAACATTAAGACGAGCAGTGTCATTAGTAATCTGTAAGATCTGTGCGCCATTAGTTGCCTTGCCTAATTGCTCTGCCTGAGAGGTTAAAGCTGCTGCGATCTGGATCTTGTCCATGTCGAAGATCTCTTCACCTTTGCCAAGAGCAAGGTTAGCTTTATCGATTGCGTTTTGTAATCTTCTTTGCTTTACAAGGTCTGCTGCTGACTTAGCCTGATCTTTAATAAACTTTGCTAATTGCTTATTGCGAGCAATTGCTTCTTGCTCTGCCTTTTTGCGAGCCTTCTCACGCTCTAGATAACCACCATCTCCAGCCCCAGGAAAGAATAGCTTGCCTGTATTAACTGCAATCTGTGGAGTGTTCTTCTTCATTGCATTGCCAATAGCACCAATGGCTAGAGCGGCAACACCGATTGCTGTGAACCATGGAGCCCAAGCAAGACCAACTGCAACACCTGCGGCAACCAAGATAGGTTGAGCAATCTTGATCTCTTGGACTAAATAACCAAAACCAGTAATTGCATTAGTCAGTTTGATTGAAAGATTCTCGATAGTCTTAGCTGCGCCGCCTGCACCATTAGGACCAGCAAGACCACCTAGAGCCTCAAATAATCCACCGCCAATGCGCTCTTTAGCTTGGTTGCTTACCTCTGAAAGAATTGCTAATTGACCAGTAAGGCTTAGTGCTGCCTCATCTGCTGCGCCGAGAGTCTGCTTACCAATAACATCCATGATTTCTTTGAATGTCATCGCTGATAATTCTGCCTTGGTTAGACCTAGGCGATATTGGTTAAGACCCTTTGTATTGCCCACATAAGCATTGGCTAAATCTTTAGCAACACTAGCAACATCTGCTGAACGAGAAGCGGCAAGGTCAAGAGCAGTGTTCATGATGTCTGTGGACATTGACACTGAGCCAGTTGCAGATAGAAGAGCCTGCATTGCTGGAACTGCCTGATCGCCTGTAACTCCGTACAGTCTGCCGATTTGATCTACATAAGCTGTTACTTGTGGAGCATCAAAAGCAAGACCGAGATTTTTTACTGTGTTGGTTAGAACTACAGTCTCACGCTGTGCATCTGCAAAGTCCTTAATAGTAGTCTTGATCGCATAACCTAGAGCAGCTCCGCCAAAGGCTAAGCCAAAAGATTGACCTAATGACTTTACACTTTTGTTAAGTTTGTTAGCCGCTGAGTCTGCTTGCTTAAAAGCATTCTTACCAATGAACTCAGCAATAATCTTAATATCGATATTTGATTGAGCAGCCATTATGATGCCTTCCTAATTCCGCGAGTGACATAGCCACCAGTCTTTTTCTGGAAATCTGCATCTGCTCTAAGGACTGCCTTAATCATGGCATCCTGAGTCTTGCCTTCATCCTCTGCCCAAGCGCGATAGATCAAGCGACCTTTATCCTCGCCTCTGCCTTTCATCTGACCATCCATGGAAGCGATGAAGTCACGACCTGCATACTTGTTAATAGAATGAGAATACTTTTTACCTGCTGGACCTTTAGGACCTACCCAAGGCTGACCAAAAGGATTCTTACGACCAGCAGTTTCATAGATAGCACCTGCTGCTGTTGAGTTCACAATGCGAACGCTAGATGAGAATCCTCTGCTGTTCTTTGCCCGAGCTGTTGAGAAGCGAATACCACGCTTAACAAGTGCGCCATTATAGGAAGGGAACTTGCCACCTTCTCTGCCCCAGTTACTTAAAGGTGCAGCAGCAGGGGCAAAGCCTCTAGCCTTATTAACCACAGGCTTTGCCAATGCTGTCAATTCCTTCTTTAGAGCTTTGTCAAGATCTGGAGCGTAGCTCTTCATGGCTTTGCGGAGATTATCTACGCCTTTGAACTCTACTGGCATCAGCTATCTCCTTCGCTTCATCTTTGAGCCCTTGCACAAGTGCATCGAGCATGATCTTGTCTAACTCTAATAACTGCTGTGGCGCGATTCCCAATCTAATGCTTAGCCTAGCGATTAGATAGGTGAATGGAAGATCGCGCTTTAAGCTAAAGGGTCAGAGTCTAAAACCTCGACACTCTTCAGTGTCTCGATAAACTCCATCCCGAAAGGCTTAACAGTTTCACCTGCTGTTCTACGACTTACCACCCATGCCAAAAAATACACATCTTGCTGGCGTTCAAGCTCACGAAAAGCCTTATGAAACCCCATCTTCGCATGCTGTTCGAATTCGAACTCAACCGCAGGTGAGATCTCGCCTTCTAACACGCTTCCATCTGTACGAACGATCTTTAGTTTTGCCATGGTTTTGCCCCTTTGTTAGTTAATTGATTATGCAGATGCTACTGCAATAGTTCCGTTTACATTCCATGTGACTGACTGTGTTGAAAGATCTCCAACTGCGCCGTTAATAGGTGTGATGTTGTTGATCAAGCATGACATTGTGTAAGAAGGATTTGTTGGTCCAACTGCTGCTGATGTCTGCTTAATTACTACAGTTACAGATGTTCCCCATGTAGAGTTCAACTTTTGTAGTGTCTTGTTTGTATCTGGGTCATTGAAAAAGTCGATTGTTACGCTTGAACGCTCCAAGCCTTTTACAGCTCGCGCTCCAGAGTCGCCCATTGCCGTGACATCCAATTCGTCGAATGATCGGTTAATGGTACATGAGCTCACTAGCGATGAGAGATCAACCGAATCCACAGTTACACTCACGCCATTTGATAGATAAACTGCCATTTGGTTATTCCTCTTCTTTCTTAGTTACTGGCTTTGCAGCCACTGGCTTTACCTGACCGATTTTGATCAGGAATGCTTCGTTCTCTTTTTCCCATTGTTCCAATTCGGTCATGGTTAGCTCCAACTTGTTAGGATTGATACGGACATCTCACAGCTGAGCAGTTCGCCTGATGCAGCGTTGAGAATACTAGGTGCGCTTATTTCGCTTACATTATAGACGAAAGATGATGCTGCTAACTTAGCGAACACGCCGACAACAATATCTTCAATGCCGTTAAGGTTTCCCTCATTGTCAAAAAGTGGCACTGTCATGATTATCTTAAAGTTAGCCAGAGGACTGATAGAGATTTGAGAATTGTTATTAGGTGTTAAATATGGATCATCTGGACTTACGATCACGCTGTTGGCGAGTACCACGCTTGGTGGGAACGCGAAGGTCTGCCATTTTGAGTTATCAATTAGGGCAGTCGCTAAAGTAGTTCTAAGAGTTGTTATGGCTACAGGTGGCATTATCCCACCATTGAGTTAGGGCTTAGCGCGTGTGCGATCAATCCTCGCACCTTAGCGAGAAGCTGTGCGCTCATTCGGTAAGGGCTTGGCTGGAAATCGACAGCGTTTGAGCCGCTTAATGTGGCGGTACGCGCTTGCCAGATCTCGACAGATATCATGAGTGCTGCTTGCTGGACTGCTTTATCTTCTGCCCAATCAACATAGGTAGAAGCTGCAACTGTAGCAAAAGGATTAAAAGGATGGTATGGCGTATCAGCTACATGGTTAGTAGTAATAGTGAATGTACGACCATGAACACTTGTAATAGTTTTGTTGCCGTTGAAATGTGAACCTGCGCCTGTGATAACAACGCTCTGACCAATGTAGTAAGTCATTTCAACATTTTTATCAAAATACATTGTGCCTACTGTGCCAATATTAGAGTGACCAATAGAAAATTCTGTGTTAGCCCATAACATAGGAAGTAGGACTGCATCTGTAGCATCGCACACTTCCTGCAAGGTGGCATCTGGATACAGCGTACCCACTCCGAGTGTGGAGCGTAATTCGCTGACTGTCGTTAATGCCATTCCTTTTCCTTTCTAAAGACTCTAGGGAGTCAGAGGGCTACTGACCCCCTAGAGCGTACTTAGTGGGCTTGCTTATGCAGCGTTATTGAACTTGAACGCGCCAGCAGCAGCCTTAGTGGCGATTGCGCCATAGCCGTAGTAACCAACTTCAACCTGACCTGTACCGACCTTATCAGCGCGTAGCTGTAGGCGTGGTGACTCGTACCATGTGTATGAGTCGCGGTTTACGACAACGATTGATCCGTCTGCTACACCTGTTAGGGAGTAATCAACATATAGATCTAAGCCAAGCAATGATCCGCGTAGGCTCTGTGATACTGAACCTGCTGCGTTTTGTGGCTGTGATGCGATGAATAGAGGACGATTTTGTCCATCCACCATTCCCATGATGTTGCTCCACTGTGTTGGTGAAACAATTACGCTCTGTGCAAAGCGAAGTGTGTTTGTGTAGATTGAGTCTGAAGCGCGAGCAATAAAGCCAGCCATTTCAGCACCATCCCAAGGAAGTGTGATTGCTGTGCCATCTGCTGATGCACCTGTCTGGATTGCTGTACGCACTGCAACATTTGTTGCCTTAGCGTATGCATCTGCCATAAGTGATTGCAATTCTGCAAAGAATGCTGGAGATGTACGATCCAAAACTTCAACATCGAATAGCTGCATTCCTGCGTACTTAGCAACTGTAACATCTAGGTACTCAATCTCAACCTGAGTATCTGAGAATGCTGCCTTTTCTGCTGCTGCTGCAACAGTTGGAACAGCCTTTACGCGAGGGATCTGGAATTTAAATCCTGCGTCTGGAAGTGTACCTGCTGAAATCGCATCGATTGATGGACGGCCAGAAGTTGACTTGTTATTGATGATTTCTGTGAGCTGGCGTGTTGGCACAAGACCTGCTACCTCAGTTGTTGTTGTATCTGATGCAGCGCGTAGGTATTGACGAGCATTCTCATCACCGAATTGTGCGCGTACTGCGTTTTCTAGGAAAGCCTCGTTTGATAGATCAATACGAGGGTTTGTGTAATACATAGCAGTAACAGTTGGACGAGCAGCTTCAACTGCTGCTGCCTCTACTGGTGCTGCAACTGTCTCTGGAGTGTTCTCCACAGCTGTCTCGCTTTCTGTTTTGGTTTCTTCAACAGGGATAACTTCCTCTGCTGCGATCTCTAATACCTGAGCAGACTTAAAGGCTGGCTCTGTTACTAGAGAAACTTCTTTTAACTTAGCCGCTGTCACGACTGTATGTCCATCGCGTGATGGCTTTGATGCAATTACTTCTGCACCGATACTCAATCCTGAAACCAAGTTTTCGCTTGCCATGATTAGGGCATCTGAACCTGCCTGTGAACGGCTTAGCTTAAATGTTGCATAAATTCCATCTTCACGAACTTCAGAAGCAGTCATACGACCTACAGGCTTCTTCATGTCGTGCTGCGAAAATAGTTTAATCTTTGTAGGATCTTCAATCTCGATTGATCCAGCTTCGAAAACATAAGCACCAAGATTAGTGTTACCAATCTCGCCTGTTCCCATTGGAACAATCTTTCCTGAGATTTCGCGTTTTTCTTCGCTGCACTCGATTGATGATGCTTCGATGTATAGTGTTGTCATTATTTTTCCATTCCGTTTGGAGACAGATCTTCCATTTGCATAGCTTGCTCTGTAGTGATAAGACCTAATGCAAGCATCTTTTCAATTACTAGCAAGCGATCCATTGGGTTAGTGCGTAAGAATGTGTCATCTACTGAGAACTTGACATAGTGTCCAGCAGTAGAGATGTCATCCATTGATAGACGAGCTTCAATTGCTGAGATGTAAGGTTGGATCATCCAGATAAACTGTCTGCGCTCATCTTGCACATTTGCGTATGTCATTGTGGTGTTTTGATCAGCTGATAAATAATATGGCGGAACTCCACACAATCTTGCTATTTCTGTGGCACTGTTCTGAATCGCTTCCGCGTACGCCATTTCTTTAGGTGAAAATGATGTTGGCTGATATTCCAATGTGCTAGTTAGATAAGCCGTTGATCGATTAAGACGGGCAGACTTCCATGCAGCTAGTAATCCTGAAACTTCTTTAGGATCTAGGTCTGCTCCATTGTTGCGAATGTAGCCTGTAGGCATTGGAGTCTGTGCAGCAATAGCAGCGGCTCTGTGAATATCAATTGAGCTCTGAATAGTACGAGCAGAAGTGTTAAGGATGCCCTCATCTTTCTGGAATGTAATGAGTGATCCAATACCTGACATCGGTACGGGAATACCATCTACATAGTATTGAGTAACAATAGTAGAAGGGAAATCTGTATCGAATGTAACGCGAGTGTTAGCAATCCACTCAGCTCTTGCCATTCTTCCATCTTCTTGGTATGTCTCTTGGATACGCCAATAGGCTGTGCCATACATAAGCAGGCTATCAACTGTCCAAAGGATTGTGACGAATCGTGGCTGATTAATTGATGGCTGTTCTACCCAACGAGGTGCAGCAATCTTTTCTCCCGTGGACTTCTTGTAATACTCCATGGGAATTGTGGAGATCGTTCCCGCAATTAAGTCTCTGCACCTTTTAATCGCAGGTACAGACATGGCATCTTGACGAGCCATTGATGAGACTGTGTAGTAGTTATTGTAAGGCAGGAATTGATCGCCTAAAATTTGAGGGGCGTATTGCGCTTTTAATGAAGTATCAGAATTGGTTGCATCAGTTTTGCGAAATAGACCCATAGTCATAAAGTGTAGCATTTGTCAAGTAATTAGACAACATGCTAGGGCGTGTCTAAGTATAAATCTGTGGCTTAGGCTGTGGGATCATCAACTTGCTTACTGCCATTGCGATGCCAATAGGTGCGCTTATATCTCCAGCAGACTTTCGCTTGATGATACGCCACGCGCTGTCATTGACCTTAGCTGCACAGTTGTTCATCTGCTGTATGAACTCAGCCTGTCCATTGTGGACAACTCGATGATTGACCAAGCCTTCTAGTAAGTCTCCACATGCTTTATAGAACTGCTGTCCAGAGACATCTTCTACGATCACGCCAGAATTGGAGAGCCTGTCGGCAATAGTCTGAGTTGCGTACTTGTCAAAGCAGACTAGGCGTGGCTTATAAATGTCACACCATGCCTTTATACTTGCCGCCATCTTTAACTCATCGATGGCAACCTGAGAGCTATAAGTCTCTAGAATGCCGATGCCGATCCGTCCATCTGGGAGCAACTGCCCTGCAACAAGCGACCCATTGCGCCTACTAGGACTGACATCAAAGCCGAATACTGTGTAAGCACCAATTGTCATCTCTAGCTCAGAATCAGATGTTTCTTCTAAGATGCCATGAGGCCAAGGACTACTTAGTGAGTCGATCCATTGGCAAAGAGTCTCAGTGCGCGTGTTCTCAATCGGCGAAGTAGCAATCGCTTCCTCAATCGCTTCCTCTGTGATGGTATATCCCAAAGAGGGGTTAGCCAAAGCCCATGCATCGCGGTCTGTTATCTTGCAATACTGTGGTGCTGAGTATTCGTAGAATCCGAATGACTTAGG